AACTCAGCACCGGGCTGGACACGCTCGATGTCGCGCTCCAGGTACAGATCGTTGGCGATCAGCGGGTCGTAGATGACCGCTCCACCCGAGACGCCGCCACCGCTTGCGAAAACGCGGTCTGCGAAGAATCGCTGTAGAGTCAGATCCATCAGCGTCCGCGTGATCCGCGTCGGCGTCTGGAGCGCCAGATCCACCGTCATCGTCGTCGTGCTGATGGTCGGTGGTCCGAGCGGATGAGCGACAGGATTGGAGAACTGCGCCTGAATCAACTCGCCCGCTGACTTGATGCCCGGCTGGGCCGGAATCAAGATGTCTTCGAACTCCATGCTTCCTCCTTCCTAATTGAGAGCGAGCTTGATCTCAGCGTCCACGTCCGCACCTGAGACGGTGTTCATACATACGCCGAGAGACTTGCCGGCCGCGAGCGCAATTGCCTTGCCGTTCGCGTCGGCCTGAACTTCTGCACCAGCCGTGATTGCGGCACCTGACGTCACCGGAACGATGCCTCCGATGATGATGGTGAAGATTTCGTTGAGCGCTGCGTCCCAAGCAGACACGCCGATGGCGCGATCACCTGCGACACACTGTGCGGCCTGGTAGACCGAACCCTCAGCCGTAGCTGCCAAGCCTGGGCCCGACGTGCGAGCACCGCTGACCTTCACGAACCGCTTTCCAGCAACTGCGGCCGTCGCCTTGGCTGAGATGTCTTCACCAGGACGCTTGTAAGGAATGCAGTCGTTGACCAGAAAAGCCAACAGACCGAATCCGAGATACTTGAGGATCCGGGTCATCTTTACGCCTCCCTTGCCATTGTCACTGGACCACGCTTCTCTGCCCGCTTGGTCGCGGCCTCGACTGCACCGCCGAACCACTCGTTGGGCAGACCTTCCACGTCCGTGTCGCCGTCGCCACCGCCACCCGTTCCCTGCTCCCTGACAGGAACGAGTCCAGCGGCCAGACCGCCCTTGTCGGCCGGAGCGGTAAGCAGCTTCTCGATGCCCTCCGGATCGGCCTCCATCGCCGCCAGGAACTTGTCTCTGGATGCGGGAACGATCTTGCCGGCCTTGACCGCTTCGTTCACGACGTGCACGCGATGCTCGCGATCCGTGCGGTCAACCAGCTTCTGTGCGGCTGCGCCTGACGCAGCCAGCTGCTCGTACGTGTCCTTGTCGAGACGAACAAAACCTTCGTCGTCCGTCTGGACACCTTCCTTCTTGTCCTCTGCGGGATCTGGCTTGGGCTGCTCCTCACCTTCGGTGCTCACACCGCCGCCTTCGCCTTCACCCTCGCCGTCGCCTTCGCCCCCGTCATCTCCACCGGGCTGGGCTTCGCCGTTAAGCTCTTCCATCTTGGCGTAGATCTGCTCCTCGGTCGCGTCCTCGGGCAGACCAAGCCGCTTGGCAGCTTCCTTGAGTTCCAAGGTAGCTCCTCCTTCCTTGGTTGCGTTTGATGGGCGGCTTTCCGCCCGAGATGCGTAGACAGTCGCCTTGCCGGACACGTTCAGACCTGCGACCATCATCTGCGCTGCTTGCCGCTTTTCCTCGACCGTGGCCGACGCGGCGACGTACTCGATCTTCACCACTTCAGGATCTGCGTATGTGACCTCCTCACCTTCGATTACGAACGGAACCTTGTACAGGCTGCCCTCGTCGTCATCAACGACAAGGAACCCTCCGCTGGCTTCGAGCTCCATTGCCCGGATCCACCACCAACTGTACTCCGGGCCAGCGCTCTCCAACTCGTCGTAGTACATCCGACGAACATCCTCGACGCCGACGGACGCCTGAATTGGAGAGTCAATCACCGTGCCCGCCGGCACCTCTGCCCCGTAGTACGCGGCTAGATCCGGCAAGGATGTGACTCCGGGCAGATGCACGCCGAGCAGAGATACGTTGTTGATGACGAGCGCGTACTTGTTTCCGCCCACCGTTTCACAGTTGCGGTTGGCTTCGACTGACCGTGAAGGGTACGCAACTGGGAGGACTTCCGCGAGCCACTTGGGGACGCCGGTGTAATCCCCGTAGATCGTTTGATCGTTATCCCCGAGACGGAGATTTGTGACTTTCCCGAATGCGGGCTCATTGATGACCGCATCTTCGTGAGGGCCTCCGTAAGCGAGTTTGAGTCGCGGATGCTGGACATTGGGATCCTCCTCTGCAGCCCGCACTGCGTCGCGCAGGTCGTCCTCGGTGAACGTTGCTGGCCCTGTGCCCAGGGGGTACTCGATCCCCGTGCTGATGATCGGCACGTTGGGGATCGTCACCAGTTCGACGCCCTCGGCGTGAACCTTGCTTCCGAGGTATCTGAAAAGACCCATGACTACCTCGGAGTCGGCTTCATGCCCGTTGACTTGTTCTTCTTCAGCTGAGTGCTGAGCATCTTGCCTGCGCCGCCTGCGTTCTCAGCTGCCTGTGCCCTCTCAGGGTCGATCCACGGCTTGTCCTGCCGGCCGACTGAACCAACTCTCGAGGACAGAGACTTCTTGTTGCGCTGAAGACGACCCTTTGAACCACTTCCGAGCAGCTTCATTTGTTCCTCCTTCCGAGCTTGAATCGCTTTGCCCGCTTGACGCCAGAGGGTGGGGAGGAGGGAGCTTCCCCACCCGTCTGACGCTCCGCTTTCACCCCAGGCGCGGGCGGTGCCTGAGTCGGCGAAGGTGCTGGTGGGTTCGGATCAATTGCGATGGGATCTGGGACGGGGTTCTTGGCCCTCGGTGTCCCCTTCTCGGGGAGACCCATTTCCTTCCGAACCTCTGTCTCCAGCTCATCATCGACTAGGATGAGGCCGGAGTCAATCATGTTGACAAGATCAGTTGCTGCAAGTTCGGGATCGAACTCGTACTTGAGACGCGGAACAATCTCCACGTCCTCGCCCCAGTTCCAGTCAACATCGTCCTCGATAACGTGCTCGCAGAACGTGTCCACGAACCAGTCAGCGATGGCCGTCAGACCTTGGCCGAAGAAATCAACAAAGGTCGTTCCGAGCGCGCGCGAGCCAGTGGTGGTCTGTCCTAGCTGCATCACCATCAGCAAGAACCGACGAGCCATCGACTCGTCGTGGTAACGCATCGAGGCGACCACGTCAGTTCCGGCCGCGCGGAGGATGTTGAGATCTGTACCGGCCGGCAGACCCATCCCGGATGTCATCCCTACGCGCGCATCAGACGACATCTCCTGAATCTTGCGCTGCTCGGCTGGCGTAGCTCCTTGCGGTGCGACACCGTAGATGATGCCGCCTGCCTTCTCGTGATTGGTGGCGTCGATGCGCATCAAGCGATCCTTGATGAGCCAGTTCCGATAGCACTCACGGAACCACGACCTGCCCACCCAATCGCCGCCCTCCTGTTCCCAGACATAGGCAACAAGCCTATCGACAGGGATCTCAGGCAGTTGCCCAAAGGATCTGTTCATCGACATCCCCTGCGAGACGTTCTGCCCAATGGAAACGAGGCCACCGTCGGGAGCCACCAGGATGTTCTGAATTGTCTTGGGAGGTCGTTCGGCTAGCTTGCGCAAGTGCCAGAGGCCGTCCCCACCCTTGCTGGGATCGGTCACTTCTCCGACCTGCTCAAAGAAGTAGTGGCCGTACTTGCCTGCGTAGAGCGCCTTGCGCAAGTGATTTCTGAAGCTGAATCGCTTCTTTGTCCTCCGCTGAGGCTGATCCTTGTTGCTCTCGCCTTCGATTGGTAGGTTGTAGTCAGCGGCCAGCTTCTGAACGATGTCGTCGGGAGCGTTGTTCGGATCCAGCTGCCAGTTGAAGTGACGGATGGGCAAGACAGTTCCCGCGTACAGGGCAGCCAGCTGTGTGTCGGTGCTCATCTTCTCGAAGACCTCGACCGACTTGGGCCACATCAGCTCAGGAACGTACTCACTGTCATCGACGTATCGAGTCCAGGGAGCCATCCCAGCAGGGCTGAACGCCCCGCCGAGAACCGCCCCCAACTCATTCGTTGGGGCGCGGTTGATCTTATTCCGGCTGAGCTTTTGTGTCGTCGTCTCGGCCATTAGAGACTCGCCAGTTGCAGCGACAGCGTCGTCCAGTCGATGTGACGGACGTTCGCGGCGGGCAGTAGCGACTCCTTGGTCAGAGGCACCCAAGCCTCATCGTTGTAGGCTTCGTAGAACTCGCGGGACATCCGCTGCTTCTTGCCCCACGTGACCACCGAACACTCCTTCTGCGGCTCTTGCGTTCCGACAACAGGGACGTAGTGGCCGCCGATGTTTTGCGATCCAGGCACCACCGTCCAGATGCCTCCGATCTGATCCCAGATCGAGTCCGGCACCTCAAACCCCATCCCGACGCATCCGAACGTCCAGACGCACGTGATCATCATCTCCCAGTCCTTCGCGTCGATCTGGACAAAGGCTTCGATCTTGTGCCTCTTACCAACCTTGTCGATCAGACCCGTAGTACGCCTGTAGTTGTACACGTCGCGCACGTACGCGCCCTGATCGGTGTTTGGGTCGTTCGGATCGTAGCCGGTGATGGCCGAGTAATCGGACAGGGTGTTGGCAGTCGTGAACTCGACCGGATGCTTGGCCAGCTTGTTCCAGAGCATGACCTCGTGATCTGGACCGGCGACAGCGCAATCACCGACGTTGTCATTGCCAAGCATCCCCCAGTCGGAGAAGATGGTGCCATAGCCAAAGGGCGTCTTCGGCATCGCTGGCATAGCTACCTCGACGGTAGCCAGCTGGAAGTCCTTTGCGCTAGCGACGAATGGCTTTTTACCGAGCTTCATCTACTTCCCCTTTTTGGTGCCTCCGTTGGGCCCCCAGTACACCTTCGTGCCTGTGGGCTTGGACTTGCCGGTGCCGAAAGTGATCTTGGGCATCAGACGCCGCTGTCTACGTGTCCTGCCCGCTTGTCGGCGTGAAGCTCGTGTGTGTGGACGATTCCGTAGACCAGGAATCCGAGCAGAGCCGCTGTGTTGAGGATGGTTGTCAGGGCAGCTTCCTTGGCCGGGCTGATGTCGAGACCGAACAGCACCAGGATGTTGCTGAAGAGCAAGAGGATCAGAGCGATTGCTGTCTGCGCGTACTTAGGCACGTTTCCCTCCTTGGGAATTGAGATGACCTACACTTCCTGCTTCTGGTACAAGTTCCAGTAGTCCCTCCCTTTCTGGTAGTAGAACGCTCCTCCGTTGCCGACGTTGTACGAGGCGATAGCCACGTCCAGCTGGTTGTCGAAGTGCTGCAGCGCCTGAGCGAGTCTATCGCACGAGTAGTCGAAAGCAAACAGAGCATCGAACGCCTTGGCGTCTTCGATCCCTGACGCTGTATTGATCTGGGTTGGGCCTCGGTCTCGAGTGCCATTTGGATATACCGATGGGTATGGAGCAGGATTGTAGGCACTCGGATTGAATCGAGACTCCAGCATCACGAGCTTGGCGATGGTCTCGAACTCAAGGCCTGCCGCCTGGGCGATGGGCTGCAGGTCGAGCTTGAATCCTGCGAACATTGTCGTCGGGCCGCACTGTCCGTCGGACTTGAGACCGTACGCTGCTTGAATGCTTGCGCAGAGCTTCTCAGCCTGAGACCCGAACGTGAGGACATCGGCCTTGAACCCCTTCGGCAACGGGATGTTCTTGTCTTCCGCTCGACGGGCGAGCATCTTCTTGCATTCGACCACGCCATATGCAGCCGGCGTGTTGGGCTCGTAGATCGTGCCGTCGTTCTTGTAAATGTCTTCGCCGAATGGCATCTCAGTCTCCTGCGTGGCAGTGGTTGTAGTGGTTTCCGCCGATGTACGTGTTGAACAAGATGTTCCATCCGTTCACGTTGTACACGCCTCCTCGACAGAATGCTGCTCGCCAAGCCGGCATGCCGGCAGCCACGAGCGCTGCCCGTCCGAGCTTCCCTAGATTGCTGCCGAGCATCGCGACATCTCCCGCATTCCCCGTCCAGTGCTTGGACTCGCGGTGAGTGCCTACCACATACTGA